CTTGCCGCGGTCGGTAGTGACGGTATTTTGACGCCCCTCCGATTGTGCGGCATCGTGCAGGCAGCGTGCAAGGCCCTTGGTGCGCTTGCCCGCGCTCTCGCTATATATCCACGCGCTCCACCCTCTTGCGTTGAGCCAATGCCCTTGCCTGCTGCGTTGAGATGTATGCTGACAAGGACCACGTTGTCCTTGCCTAACTTCTCGCACCACTTGTTAACTCTTGCCACGCGCGTACCAAGGCTAATGTCGCGGTCCTCGGGCACAATGCGCTCGGCATCATAACCCTTGGCCTTGAGCCGCTTGACCACCTCCTCGGCAATATCGCGCGTGTACGACCACTCGCGCACGCGGCCATCGGGAGACCGCTTGCCTGCGGTATCGACTCCGTGCCCGTTGTCAATGAGTATCTTCATCGTTCACCTCCTCTTCCTCGCGCTTAATCGCGCCCATGTGTTGCAGCAGTTGTGTCACCTCCTGCGAACGCAACGTTTCCACAATGTGTATCAGTTGAGCCTTGGCCCGCTTGTCTGCCTTGCGGTCGGCACGCTCGCGCACCGATACCATTTCCACGAAAACATTAAACATGCCCATGAGCACGCTCACCACTGGCACGTTAACAAGCATATCCACGCCCGCAATGTGCCATACATGCGCCATGTGCATCAGTACATCGATACACCCTGCGAGAAACACGCTCCCATCGTAGGTCATAATCTTTATCACAGTCCGGTGCAGTCCGTAGCTTGTTATCCGCTCGTGACGCTGCCGCGCTTTCACGATGCCGCAGCCAAGGTCTATGAGCGGTGCGAAAAAGCAAAGCAACAGCACCACGACCCACACCACAGCAATCGCTTGAATATCATCGCTAATCTGTATCATGCTTGCGCACCTCCTTTCCACGTTTGCGCTGCTTGCGCACGATAGGGCCTGCGGTCACCGCATCGCCCTTGATAATCTCGTCTGCCGACAACTTGCTCGCGCTTTCCATGCCCTTAATCTTCGGCTCAATTGCAGGCTCGGTCGCTGCCCGCACTGCCGCATCTTCGGCCGCGCTCACAAGCCGCTCCTTGTACTTGGCAATGTCCGCCTTGTACACATCGCGCTCGGCCGCTAAACTGCGCAGCTCGGCTCGCATACGCGCTATCTGCGCACGCAATGAGTACACTTCATCGCCCGCGTCACGAATAGCATCATCTCTCTCCCTCCGCGCTGTCATAAGCGCGATAATCAGTCCCGCATCAAGCAGGACAAGTACTCCAATAGTAATCAGTAATGCAGTCATAATTTATGTGTATTAATTGTTAAACTTCTCCCGATATTTCACTCGACTCGCCATCGCCTGCGGTGGCCTCCTCGGTGATACCCACTATCTTGTCCGCATACGTTGACCAGCCCGATGCCGCCTTGTATGCGTCAACGCTGTCCGAGGGAACGCGCAGTGCCGTTAGGCCCGTAAGGGCTTTGAGCGCGTTGGTGCCAAGCGTTGGCGGTGTCGTGGCCTTGCACGTTAACTTAGTCATGCTGACACAATCGTACAAGCCCGCAGTTCCGATGCTTGTGAGCGTGGCGGGCAGCGTGAGCGACTTCAAGGCGGTGCAGTCATAGAGCGAACCCGTGCTAATCTTCGTGAGCGTATCGCTCAACGTCAACTCCTCCAACGCGGTATCATTGCGCAGCGCGTAATCGCCGAGCGTGGTGGCGGCGGGCAATGCGCAGCGCGTCAGTGCAGAGCAGCACCACAGCGCGTAGGTGTCGATGACTTGCAACGTGCAAAGGTCAATGGATAGCACGTTGGTGTCGTAGCCATTGGCGGTGTTGACAAACACATTCTTTCTCGAGGAGTTATATAATTCCGTGCCTTGATAATTGCACGCCCACACAATCGCCCCACTCGCGCCAGTGCCAAGGTTAACCACCTCTTGCGTTGTGGAATCGTAGTATATCGTTGGCAGGGTTGTCGCAGTGCCTGCAAAGTTGTACTTGCTCGCATCGTAATACACGCCATCCAACTGCTCGTAGCCCATGGCTTGATATAGGCCGTTAATCTTCTCCGACATCTCGGTCAAGTCGCTCTTGGCCGCGAAGTAGTCTTTCAGCTTGCTCCAAAAGTATTGCAGTCCCGATGTATCAAGATAACCCATAATCAAGCGGCAATTATCGCGTCAATTTCGCTGTTACTAATGCTCTCCATATCCATTTCAAGGTCGTAGCTGCCAATGGCCTCCCACACCTCTTCTCCGCTATCATCAGTGACAACGTGATACTCGTTATAAAGGTTCGAGCCCTCTTCCGCTGTTGAGCGAACAAGGTAGACCTTGCCCTTTTCGTTCTCGGACAAATCACTAATAATGGGCAGTTCGGTGACGATAAGCCACATGTTCGTGTCGAGTGTGCAGGTGATTGTTCCGTTCTCGATGCTGATGCCATCGCCTGCGGTGTAGGCCTTGTTTATCGCGCTCAGTACCGCGCTTGCGGTGGGCAGTTCCGATGATAGGTTACTGCTGCTGCTGTCGATTGCGGTGACGATGCTATCCGCATATCCGTTACCCATTTTGATGCCTTGCGTGTTCAATTCGCCACTGACTACCACATCGTCAAACGAAGGGTTAGCTTCGCCGCCATACATCATCTTGTATATCGCCCCGCTCGTCATCAGCGCGTAGCTGTTCTCGGTTGGCGTGTCATCAGTCGCGAACTCGAACACTTTGTAATCGCTATTTCCTTGGCCCGCAACGTACGCTCTGCCAGTTTCGGGAATAACAATCGTGTTATCGCCTTGGTCGTACAAGTGAATGCTTTTCTTGATGCCGAGTTCACCCGTCATGTCACCGCCTGCCAAGGGCAGGTACTTGGCGAGTGCAGTTGCCACGCCATCGCTTGTGACAAGATAATCATCATTGCCCTCCTCGGGCGATTTGTCGATGCCCGCGATTGTTATTTCCCCTATCGTCAACGTTGCTGCCTTGAGGTTCGTTGCTGCCGTTGTTCCGACATTCGTTGCATAGAGCGTAGTGATGTATGCCGAGTTAACGTATTTCGTGCTGCTGCCGAGCGTGTTCGTGAACACGTTGGTTGCAGGATAAGACGATGAACCCACCGAATAGGCGTACAAATACTGCCACTTCTTTGCGCCAGTGCCAAGCGATACGCCCGCAGTCGCTGTGCCGTTCGTAGCAGGTGTCAACGCGCCAGTAATAGACGATGTGCCCGCCAACGGAACGTAGGTGCTGGCGATGCTCCCACCACTGCCCACGTTCTCTTGCAACTCGCCAATCGCATCAGCCACGCTCATGGTCGCTGTGCTGTCGTTCGGGTCGGTGATGACAACATCGCCCGCATACACGCTCTTCCACCGATAAGTCGAGTTTCCGAGGGTGTTGCTGTTGTCGGTTGCAGGCAGCGTGTCACCGCCAATGAACAAGGCATATTTCAACGTTGATACTGCGGCCACGCCAGTGCCCGATGTATAAGTGTAGGACTTGCCCTCGACCACGAAATTCTCGTAAGATGTAGTCGTGCCATTCGACAGTCCCTCGGCTCGGAAATTCACCGCGTCAGTCGTGAGCGTGCCCGTGAGCGTATCGCTCGTGCGCTTGAGATACGTTTCCGCGGCTGTGTCGCTATCCAGTTTGCCCTCAAGGGTGCTACTAAGGTCGGTAACATCGCTGACCGCGTGCGCGTGCTCCTTGGTCGCGAAATAGCTTTTTAGCTTGGCCCACAAGTAGACCAAGCCATCGTAAGAAAGGAATTTTTTGTCGTTTGCCATTTTTCTATGCTGTTAAGTTGTGATTATCGCGTCAATTTCATCGTTGGTGATTTCCTCTCCGATGCTCAATTCGCTCACGTTGATACGCCTTGCAAAGCCGCTGCTGTCGACAACGACCACGCTATCGGCATCAGTCAGCTCGGTAAGCAGGGTAAATTCGTTGATGTTTCTATTATCCATTGGCTGTCAGTTTAAGTGTTCCGTCATCATCTTTGCTCACCGCGTAGGCTGTGCCGTTGAGTATGAGCGTAACCCCGCTCTTGTCGATTTCGATGCCGTTGCTCCCGCCCGCGATGAACCGCATGTGCATGCTGTCGTTTTCGTGCGTGAGGGCGAAGTGTTCACCAGTGCCTGCACCGAAAGCAAGGCCGTTGGCGAACACCTCTCCGATGTACATGCTGCTGTTGAACGAGAATGCGCCCGCGCTCGTTAAGACGTTGCTGCCCCACCACACCTCGGCAGTGTTGTCTGTGTAGCCATCTTCATCGGCATACAATCGCGCGGAACATACGGCCAACGTGTATCGCACAGCAAGGGCGTATTGCGTTTCCGCGCTCGCGCTAAATGTCACGCTCGTATCGATGTTTGTTTGCGCTGTTGCGAAGCCGTTATTCACAGCAGAGGGCGTGCCCGATGTTGTCGCGCTGCCAATCACCTGCACTGGCACATTCGTTCCGTTTTCATGCTTGACGATTAGCAACTCGATGCGTGCGTAGTTCTGCCAATAGTATTTCCCGCCCTCGTACACATACGAGCCGTAGGTAGCCGCAAAGGTGCGGTCGGCATCGTTCACGAAGTCGGACTGCGTTATTGATGCTTTGGCGAGTATCGTGAGCGATACTTTCGCTGTGTACGTTCCCGCCTTGAGCGTAGTGTAATCGGTTAACAATTGCGTTGCAGTCGATACCTCGGCTGTGCCCGAGCACACCAAACTTGGCGTTTCTTCGGGATAGGTAATATCTACTTTGGTGCTGCTTTCGCTGCCGTAGAGCGTGTCAAAGGTGCGATTGTTGCCGTTGAACGAAACAACCTGCGTGTTTGCGCTGTTGAAGATAGCGATTTCCTTTGACACTGGCGAGATGATGACGCGTTGGCCGTTCTCGATACCGAGAATTTGCGTGCCCGTTTCATCGTAGGTGTAGACGGTATCATCGGCTTGCCGCATGCACAGCGTGCCAGTCTTGCCGTTGATTACGAACTTGGGCACATCCATTGTCGGGTTCTCTTCGCCCTCTTCCAGTTCATCCAACTCGCCCATATACTCATGCTCAAGTATCGGTCGCCAGTAGGTGCTGTCGCTTGGGTTGGCTGTAATTGTTATATCCATGATGCGCGGCACATAGAACACATCATTGTACTTATACATCGGGCGGATAGGTGTCACATCGCCATCCTCTGCGGCATACATCGTGGAGTTTTGGAGAGTGGTGGCATCGACTTTGTTGTACTCAGTATCGACATAGAACACGCTGTTCGAACCGCTGCCGATGATGTGGGTGTAGGCCTCAGTCCCGCTCGGTATCTCTTGCCACTTGCCACTATCGTCTGTTGAGTATTTCCCCGTTGTTGAACCCGCTCGCAAGCGCTTTAGCACGTTCTTTTCATCGGGGTCTTTGACAACTGGATAAATGGTTATGCCGTTATTGTCTGTGCTTTGCGTGTAGGTGGTGTCGGCATCGCCCTCGCCATGATACTGCAAACCGAACGCTTGAACGCTGTTCTTTCCCCACACCCCCATGTACTTCAAGCGGTAGGCCGCGACTTGCGACTTCAAGTAACTATCGCTCGCCATGAACCCGCCAATGTTGGCATTGTTACCGAAGAGCGTATCGGCAATTAACGTCTGATACTGGCTTATCAGTTCCCAGTTCTCGTCATCGCTTGTCGAGAGTGGTGCAGTCGTTACTGGCGTGCTGTCGTTGCGGGTGCGCACGAGGAAGTTATAATATCTTCCGTCAACCAGTGCCACGACCTTATCTCGATACACATCATTGCCCTCTTTGCGATACCAATACTCGCTGCCCGATTGATAGAATCCGCGGTCGCGCGGGAAGTAGCCGTTCTCGCCATCTCCTCCGTTCTTTCCGTCATTCGACACGCCTATTGCCAGTTCTGCGAGATAGTCGCTTGCGGTGAGTTCGGCATTACTTGCAGCCGTTGCGCTTTCGTATGCCCGCACAAGGTATTGCGTGTAGGTCGCTTTTTGCGAAGGTGTCAGCGTGATAGACTCCCGCGCAATCGCGTTGAAGTAGAAATCGCCCTCCACGGGCATCATCCCCCAGTCGGTGCCGTTGTACGCGTATATGCGGAAGTGGGTGTTCATCGTGACCACATCGCCACTGCCCACCCGCTTTTTACACGTTATCGCGAAACTCGAAGGGCTCGGACTGCCTGCATTGTCGAAGTGGATAGTGCCCACTGGCGCGGTCAGCCAAATGTTCACGGCATCAGCACCATCCGCGCCATTGTTGCCGCTTTCGCCCTTTTCGCCCTGCGCTCCGTCTGCCCCTGCCGCGCCATCCTCGCCATTGTACGTCACCGCAATTGCGTAGCGCAACGTGTAACTCGCCTCACCCTCGCAGAGTATCGTAATGTCCACATAATGGTTAATCACGCTCGTATCGACCGAGGTTATCTTGATTGTGTCACCATCGACTTCCGCAGTGCAGCCAACGCACTCGATTGTGACGTAGAACGTGCCCGCAGCGTTGTCGGTGCTTGCTGTGAGCCTATCCGTGCCTTTGTACGCGATGATTGATGTGGTTAGGCTTACATCGGTCGTGATAACGTTGTAGGTCGTGCTCGTGCTGTCGGTGGCATCGCCTGCCGAGATTGCCGTTGCATCGTCTTCCGAGATTGCCGTTGCATCTTCTTTGGTGGCGCTTGTGGTGTCGGTCGCGGTCGTGTTTTCCGTGCCGCTTGTTTCGCTGTCGGTGCTCGTGACGTTCACATCTTTGTTGGTGGGCGAGTAGAGCGTGCCATCGTTCGCAAGGATAACTGAACCCGAATACTGCGTGAGTTGCACGACATACGGCTTGATGTTCATCTTCTCGATTGTGTCCTTGTCGAACTGGATAGAACTGCCCGCCATGTACACGTTGGAAAGGTATGAGCCGTAGCCCGTCATCTCCACACCGCTAATGGATAGTCCGTCAAGTAGACCCTGCTGCATCACGATGTTTGTGTCGGGGTCTATTTCGTAGGTGTTCACCCCGCTCAAATATCGCTTGTAATAGCGGTTGGAGTACGCGCTTGCTTGCCGCGTTGTGTCTACCGAGTTGCCGTAGACCGCGAACTTCATGGCCACGCATGGGTGCGAAGAGCCACTGCGCAGTGAGTAGCGGAAACGTTTGCCGTAGACCGCGCCCGATGCCGTTGTGTCGGTTGTGTCGCTGCTATCGGTGGTGGTTTCGGTGGTTGTTTCCGTTGCAGTTTCATCAATCGCTTGAATGATGTCTGCGTAAGTGCTCCAGTTGCTCGCACTTTGGTACTTGCTGACTGATGCGCTTGGCACATAGATAGCAGTGAGGGCGGAACAGCCCGAGAACGCGTTGGTGTTGACAAGCGTTGGCGGTGTAGAGCGGTTAATCGTGACTGACTCCAAGGCGGTACAGCCGTTGAATGCGTTAACGTATATCTTCGTGCAACTTCCACCAATGTACACCTCGGTAAGCCCTTTGTTGTACTTGAACGCTTGTGCACCAATTTCTTTAACGCTCGGCATTGATGCGCTTGTCATCGTGTTGCCTACGTTTGAGTTATAGTAGAACGCGGCCTCCCCGATTGACGTAATCGCGCCAAACATGCTAAGGTCGGTGAGTTTCGTTTGCTCGAACGCAAAAGCGCCAATGCTCGTCACGCTCGATGCGTCACCCCACTCGGTGCAGGCCGAGTCGCCTTGGAAAACGCGGTCTGCGATTGTGGTGACAGAGGCGGGAATTAAGCACCGCGTAAGGCTGTAGCATCGGGCAAAAGCGGTCGTGCCAAGTTTGGTAACAGTCGGTGGGAACACATCAACGCTGACCAACGTTTTAGCGGTCGCGTTATCGCGTTTGCCCACGATGTTGTATTGATAAGCTATGCCCGTGATTTCGGTTTTCGCTCCGATGTTTGCCGCCCACACATAATTGCCGCTTGTTCCTTGTCCAAGAATTGTTGCTGTATGCGTTGGCGAACTGCTTGCGAGATAGAGCGAGAAGTTGCTGCTATTCGTTGTCGTTCCTGCAAAGTTATAGACTTCCAAATCGACTTCAACGCCCTCGATGTTTGCGACTGGCTTAGTGTCGGCCAATAACTCCTCGACTGTGAAGTAGACTGTGGTGAACCCTGCGAGTTTGAGAAAGCCGCAGTCATCAGTGCCCTCGTAGGCGGTTTCATTGCCCGTAAGGTTGTGGAAGATACCACGGCAGATGTCTTTAACCTTGAGCCCGCTATATTCGCCCTCTTCGAGTTTGAGGGTGACAACTTGCTTGTCGGTGTCGACCTCTTCGATGAGTCCGAACGCTATCGAGTTCCACAACTCCCCGCTCACCACATCGATGCGGTTGAACCTCAACTCCGGCACCTCCAACCACTCACGCAACGACAAGCTGCCAAGCTCGCCATCGCCCTCCGCGGTGAAATTGCCACCAGTAACGCCAGTGACATAATCGCCCACCTTAACGCCCTCGGACTTGATGCCTGCATTGAAAATGATGCGCCCTTGTGCCGTGTCGTTAACATCGCGCCTTAAATAGTTTCCGCTCACCGATGTGCGTACCGTAGCGATAGAGCCACTCATGTCTGCCACCTCCTCGCGCAAGGTTTCGATGTTGCCCTTGACTCGCTCGTAGCCGAGCGTAAATTCAACATCATGCACATAGTCGATGTGCTCCTCGAACGATAGCACGCGCGTTGACACTGGGTCGAGTTCAACGACCTTTCCGTTAACTGTGTGCACGTTGGTAAGCGTGATAGGTCGGCCAATGTGCAGTCTTATTTCGCCTGCCGCAAAAGCCGCCACGTTACTGCGCAGCGTGTAGTTCGCGTAGTCTTTCTGATATTCGGCAATCTCTTTCAGAGCCTCCTCGGCAAGTTCCGCTTGTGCCGAGAGAACATAGTCCTCGGGCATCCTGATGTTGTAGAGCACAATCTCATCGGCCTTGGAATAGTCACCATCTCCGTCATACGGGCACAAGACGGTATCGGGCAATAGTCGGCCCGTTTCCTCACTGAAAATAATCTCGAACACACTTGCCGCCTCGTCATTCACAACCCCGCTGTCATCGATGTACCCGAGCTCAAAATCAAACCCATTGAGCGAGCCGCTATTGAAGTGCATCGTGAGGGTCTTGCCGCTGATAAGCATGCCATCCTCGCTGTACTTGTAGCTGTCGTAGGTTGCAGCGTTTTCGGTGGTCTTTTTGCGGTAGGTTTTGTTGTTGAAGATGAAGTTGGTGGTCGTTCCAGTGCTCTCGTAGTATGTGCCAAAGGTGACGCGGAATACTGGATAGGTTTTATACACTGGGTTGCCTTCATCGTCAAACACGGCATTTCCGTCACTATCGGTGAGTTGCACCTTCTCGTCATCGGCATCTTTGTAATACTTTTCCGTGTATGAAACACTGGTGATGCGCAATGCCGAGCGCGGGTAGATGTCATCAAAGTAAAGCACCTTGGTACGCACCTCGCCTGCACCCATATTGTCGCGGATGTCGATGTAGCCGTTAGGGTAGGTGTCGGTGCTCAGTGTGAGCCGCTTGTTAACGATGTGCGATGTGATGAGTCCCGTGTCGTATTCTTGGGTTATGTTGCGCGTGCTCCCGAACACATAGAACCGCGTATAAGCCCCGTTCTCGCTCTTATCGTTGACGGTTGGATAAGTTACATTATCGCCAACTTTGAACGCGGCAGAGCCGCCCGTTTCGCACCTACCGAGGTGTATCGTGATAGCTGTGGGGTTGCCGATTTGGTCATTGACGTATTCCACCCACCATTCCGTTTCGTATTCATCGGCAATCTGCGAAAGAGCCGAGATGATGTCAACATCGGAAAAGGAGAACGTCTTGACCTCGGTGATGTCGCTGTCGATTGTGCAAGTTACGATGCTTTCGTCAAAGGTGTCATCGTCTTGCAGGCAATAGAAACATACCGCCTTGCGTATCAGTGCGAGAATGTTGGCAGCGGTGTCGGTGATAGTCCAGTCCGACTCTTTCTGCGACACTTCGGTGAGCCACGTTCCGTCATCCTGCTTGGTGGTGGTGTAGGTGACAAAAAAGAACGGCACATAGCTCCAAAGGTACACGGGGTGCAAGAACTCGGGCTCGTAATGCCACGTCATGTCATCGGTCTGCTGCGGTTTGTAGGGTGCAGCAAGCCGCCACCGCGTGCCCTCCCAAAGGATATTTGCGCCCACTGGCAATTCGTAACGGCGAATGTCGTTCCACACGAGCTTTACATAGTCGTGCTCCATGAGCGATGCCGAATGTACTGCCGAAGATGTGATAGGCACTTCGAGCTCGCTCGCGGGTTTTTCAGTGCCCACCTCAACGCGCGTAATCGTTCCGTCTGATGCAGTCACGTTATAGTAATAGACCCCCGTGTCGCTATCTTGTAGCCACGCAGTGCCGTTTGGTGCGCAATCGCGCCATTGTATCGTAATCTTACTATCCATTGTATGTGAACGTGTCTCGGTTGGTTGAGTCGGGCTCGGTGAACTTAATCGCTAACTTGCCCACTTTCTCGCCATAGTCCCCGTAGGTGGTGCACTCGTTATAGGCAAGGTAATACGTTGTTTTTAATTGCGTGACCGACAAGGCCACGATGCCACTCGCGAGCAGGGTCATAAACTCGCTATACTTCGCGAGGTAATCCTCCTCGTCATCACCCACAATTAGCACTTGCAACGTCACACTGCGCGATGCCGTGCGAGCTGATGCGCTGTAAATGGTCGTTCCGTTGACGATGCGGCTGTCGTAGGATACCCACTCTTTCATCGGTGCAGGTGTGAGCAACGCCTCGTAACTGCCCTTGAGCAACATCGCCCCGTATGCCGAAATGTCTCTCGCGGCATCGGTGCTCTCGCGCAACTTAATGAATGCTTTGTACTTTGGAACTATCATCGTTATATCGGGTTAAGTGGTTATACAGCCTCGAGAATCTTTCGCGTGTTGTCGCTGATGTCTTGCAGCTTGGGCAAGTATAGCGTGGTGAACTTGGCGATGTCTGAAACGTATGACGCTGTGCCACGTTGAATGTCGGCAATTTCGCTCACATAGCCACGGATAGCATCATTGTTGATGTTAATCGTGCGGCAACTTGCCTCGAGGAGAATGACGTTCTGCTTGATTATCTCGTTTGACTCTTGAAGTGCAGTAAAACGGCCTTCCAGTGCCAACCCCGTATCCTCGCTCATCGTCTCGTATGCACCAGTGCTCGCCTCTTGGTCATAGCTGTCACCCGTAAGGTCGTAGCCGCTATCTTTGAATTTCTGATTGATGTATTCCGTGAGGGCTTGCAGCGAGGGCAGGTTCTTTTCGGCCCGCGTTGTCACGGCATCAACCTCGCTCATCACCTCATCGAGCATCTGCTTTTCATCAAGACCGCCCGCAGCGTATTTGGTGTAAATGTCGTTAAGGTTATCCTCGAACCCCGCGAACACCTGCTTGAGTAACGCCTGCTTGAGAATTTCTTGAGCCAGTGAACGGAACGTATCCGATGCGTACTCGTGAAAGCTATCCATTACGTCTTTTCCGTCAGCGAGCCAGTCGAACAAGGCATCGCTCATATCGTCTACCAGTGGTGAGAACATGTCGCTCACATAACTTTGCAGCTCCTCTTTCCACGCATCATACTCCTCTTTGAGCTCTATCAAGTCGTTCAACGTTTTCTCGGTTTCGCCCACGAGCTTGTCGCCATAGTCCTCGAGGATAGTTTCCGCGAGTTCGGTGTTAATCCACCCCGCAGTATCGAAGAGCTCCTCGCCATATTTCTCCTTGGCCCATGTGCGCAGGTCCTCCGTTTGCTGCGAATGACCACCGATGCCAGTGCCGAGAAAACCACTCGACTTCTTGCGCGTTTCGATGCGCAGGTTCTCGTAGGCAGCGACCGTGTTCTTGGTGTACTGGTCCGTTTGCTCGGTGACTGCACCAACCAAACTCATAAAGTCCGTACCGCCTGACATGACAGTCGAGAAGATTGCGCCCGCTGTTTTCCCGAGGCCGAGCACGCTCGTAACCGCGCCAGTGATTGATGCCGTGAAACTGCCTATCGCTTTCAGTCCCTTAGTGAGCCAACCGCCCCCGCTCTCATTCTGATACACCGCCTGCTGCTCGTTGAGCGTGTCATTGTACGCTTGTAACACCTCTTGCCCGCGCTCGTAGGCATTCTTTAACCCTTGCAGGCCCGTTGTGGCAAACCACGTTTTCTCGGCTTGCATCGCGTCAAGGACAGCGAGTCGGTAATTATGCACCGATTTTGTGAGCGTGTTAATCTCGCCCACCTTTTCGGCATAATCCTCATACTGGGCATGTGCATCTTTGTACATGTCGCTTATCTTTTGCAGCAACTGGATAGCCACGCTGATAATCGTGAGAATGACGCTTGCCTTCTCCATTGTGGATAGGGCTGTGGTGCCCGTTTGTGCAGCCTTCTCGATGCCCTCGATTGTCGTTGTGGTGAACGTCATGATGTCACCAATCAACCCGAGCACCTCGCCCGCTGTTCCGCCCATCGCATCACCCACCGACTTAATCGCATTCGCAAGCTCATTCGTTTGGTTGCTGATTTCGGTGAGCGACTTCTCGACATCCTTTTGGTTCTTTACGAGTTCATCGTGCGTGTCGGCAAGTTCTTTCTCCTTTTCGTTAAGCGCGCTGTCGATTTCGGTTAATTTCTCTGCACTTTCCCCGTTCTCCACCGCCTGCTTGCGCAACTTTTGCAGGTTCTTGATTTCTTTTTCTATGCCGCTCGCTTTCGCCATTGAGTCAAGCATCTTGCTGCGAGCCTGCATCAACGCCTTGAACGGATTGCGTGCATCAACTTGTTCATTCAGAGCCTGCAGTACATCGGCATATTGCTTAAGCACTTCAGGGTCAAGGGTCGTATCACTGGTGGCCTCTTCAAACAACTTAACGAGCCGAGTTAAGGTGGTGTCGCTAAGCTCTTCAAGGTTGCCAAACGCCTTCATGTACTGGGGATTATTCTTTAGCTGCTCAAAGTCGAAATTTCCTAATGCTTTGTTTCGCTCTTGCTGCGCTTTCGCCTCGGCCGCTATAAGGTTATTTGAGCGCTCTTGCAATTCTTTGCGCTCTTCTTCCGTGATAGCTGCATCGATGCGCTGCTGTACATTCGCCCGCTCTTGCTGTATGCGGGTGATGTCATCGTCATACTCTTTCGCAATCGCAGCGCGTTCTTGCTCAATGCTGCGAAATTTCTCGAGCAGGTTCTTATCCACCTCTTCATCGCGCTTAACTTGGTTCGCCCTGATTGTGCTTATTGCGAGCGCGTATGGTGAAGGGGTTTGGTCATTAAGCACGCCCTGCGCTTTTCGCAGCGTGTCGCTCTGCGCGGCATCAACATCAAGGCCTATCACAATTTTCTTGTCATCGGCTTGCAGGATGTCCTTTCCGCTTAACATCTTTGTAATATACTCATCAATCTCTTGCGGTGACAATACGCTGCCATCGGGTAGGATAGGGGTGATAAGCACATTGTGGCTCGTGCCGTTCGCATCGGCAATGGTATAGCTGCGGGCAAATGTTGATGACGTGCCTTCGCCTTGGTCTCCCCACCCAGCCTCGGTGAGTTTGAGCGCGTCAACCACTGGGCGATTAAGCAAGTCCACGTTGCCGACAAGGTTAAGAGCGTTCATTTGCGCGATTGCCTCGTCTTTCGCCTTGGCGATTGATGCCTGCAGTTCGTTTTCTTTCGCGGTGAGCGTTTCAAGGGCCTTTGCAGGGTTGGAAACAATGTCATCAACGTTGATGTCTGCGATTATCTTATTGGCATCCCGCACAATCGCGAGCATGTCTTGCTGCTGTTGTGCGCTGCCCTCGTATTTTTGCTCTTGATATTTCGGGTTCTTTGTCTTTTCAAGCTTTTGCTTTTCGTCAAAGATTTGCTTATAGAGTTCGGCTTGCGATTTGATGTAGTCCTGCCGCTGTTTCTGCAGGTCCTCGAGCTCTTTGCGGAAGGCCTGCTCGCGCTCCATTTGTTCGCGCTTTAACTGGTTGCGTTCGCCCTTGATGCGCAGGTCTGACAGCTTTTCGGTGATGCTCTTAACGATTTCAAGACGTTTCTCCCCGTATTTTTTCTCGAGGTCGTTAATCTTCTCGAGGTGCTGCTTGACTTGCTCCTCGACCTTCTTTGCGTCATTCTTACCACCCTTGCTGCCTGATTTGTTGTTGGCGTATGGGTTGTCCTTTAGCTGTGGAACAAATTTCTTTAATGCGTTAAGTTGCTCTTCCGTTTCAAGGAGTCCGTCTTGCAGCGACTTTGTATTTATAGTGACGCTATCTTCAACGCCTTTTCGGAAACTCTTAATGACATCGTTTTTATCATTTACTGTGTATTGGTCCTCGATAGCGGATTTCCATGTGCCAAAATCGAATAAATCAAAATTTTGCAACTTTACCGATTTTTTTGACATGCCTGCTTTTGCCGCGGTCTCATACTCCTCAACGTTTAATGGTTCGCCTTTTTGGATTTTCCGCTCGAGCTCTGCTACCTTTGCGATTTGCAGCGCATACTCACTTTGTATTGCTGCCGAGTAAGCCGCCGCCTTCGCTTTTAAGATAAACGACTGGGCCACCGCATTTGCATTCGTAACAAGCACATTTTCCGCATCGGAGACAGTGTTCACTTCAAGCCCGAGTTTCTTAAATTCATCTTTATTGTCGGTGATGAACTTCTTTTTTGCATCCATATCACCAGCACACTCGCCCCATTTGCGTTTAAGTAGTTCAAACGTTGTAATATTACTGGCGACCTGCGAGGATTGGCTTTTGAACTCCTCGGTGAGTTTGTCATTTATTCGCTGCGTGCTCTCGCTCTCTTGATTTGCGGATTTAAATGCCTTGGCGAGTAAATACACCGCCCCCACAACCGTCATAATTGCGGTAAACAAGAAAACGTAAGGGTTCATCTTTGCAATCGCGTTAAATGCCTTTTGTGCGATTGTAGCCCTAATAGTTGCAAATGTCCCCTTGTCTTTCGCAGCCGCTACTAATGCCTCGCTTTTCGCTTCGAGGGCACGTTGAACATTTGTAGTTGCGATTAAGACAACGGATGTCCTTTTCATTGTGTTGTATGTGCCCTCTAAACCAATGATAATGCCCATGAGTGACTGGACCTTTGTTTGGAGCTTTATCATGGTTTCATTCTTGGTATTGAATAGGCCCAAAGCACCCACAGCAGCTGATGCCGCGGATGCCATTCCTTGGAGAGCCGTTTTCGTCAAAAGCATGCCACGATTTGGGGTTGCGAAATATTGCATCTCGGCATTCACAAGTGCTAATTGCTTGCGCATAGAACCCATCCGTTGTGCAAGTTCACCATATTCCTTTGTGTTTTGCTGACCTGCCTCGCGCATCGAAATCATCTGCTCGCGGCACTGCATCATTTGTGTTCGTATGCTTACATGCTTTTGCTTAGTTTCATCAATAATCTTATTCAGGACACGCTGCTCGTCTTGCAGTCGCATTGTTTCCTCGGCTGTTTTTTTTAACGCCTCATCGACAGTGAGGCCACTTTCGCCGTAAAGGACATCCCCACCTTCCTTTGCTTTCAGACGTTTTAATTTCGCATCTGCACTCTCTTGAGCCGCTAATTCATTCTCGAGGTCTTTTTTTAGCATCTGCAAATCTTCGTCAGTCAATCCTGCTTTTTTAGCTAACTGGCCAAATCGCCCTTCCATACCATCATTGCGCGTTTCCTTGTCTGCGAGTGCAGTGATTTCCTGCAGAGCCCTTTTTTCTCTTTTAATCTTTCACGCTCCTCTTGCCTTTTTTGGGCCAAGGTCTCTTGTTGCGCAATCTCTTTCGCGTATGTCGTCTCTATTTGTTTTATAAGATATTCCTTCGCCTTTATTTGCGTGTAGATTTTTGCATGCTCTTCTTCTATTTCATGCAGACGGGTTAATTCCTCATCAGTGGCAGTCCCGTTCTTTGCTTTATCATAAAGAGGATTGAACTCATCAACAAGTTCACCGCGCCTTGTTTGTAACGCCTCTATCTCTTTCTTGATGTCGTCACGGGAGTATTGCGTTAATTGTGCCGACTGCATCTGTAATTCACGTTTTGCATCGTTCTTTGCGTTCGATGCCTCCCGTATCAACTCCTGCAATTCTTGTTTTTTCGTCTCAATTTCTTGCTGAATTCGCGCCCGCTCTTCTTCGTTTTGCGGGTTTTGACGCTCTAACTTTTCGATTTCCCGAGCTTTTTGGCTACGCGCTAAATCTTTAAGTGCATATTCATCGACTAATTTGTCGGCCTTTCCGCTTTCTCCCGCTCTTGATATATTTTCTTTTAGTTTGCCAATAATGCCATAATAAGCTGACATTTGTTTTTCTATACTTCCGACTTCTGATAATCTTTCGGCCGCTGCTTTTTTGTCGTCAGGGTTTTCGCTGTCTCGCAGTTCCTTCACCTCAGTTTTAAGCTCATCGCGTGTTTTTTTTAGCACTTCCATTTTTTGTGTAAGTGACGCGATTTTATCTTCTGCGAATGCGACATCATCCTTATCCGCCCGTTTGGCGTGTTCATCCATTCGGGCTTCAATATCATCTCTTAACCTTTGTAACTCTTCTTGTTTTTTAAAAGTTTTTTATATTCTTGGTCGAGTATCTCATTATCAGGGTCCTCGCCAAGTTTTGCGGAAACAGCGTCAAGTTGACTTGCTACATAGGCATTTTCTTGTTCATATCCTTTATACTCCGCCTCTAATGTATTTTTTTCACTGGCTGCGTTCAAAGTAAACTCGCTTGCCCTCGCGCCCAAGGTTGGTTTCAGGTCCCCTATTTTTCTTGGCTGATTATCCAAGTTAATGCCTTCTTTTCTCGCGTCATTCTGCTGCTTAAGCGTATCAAGCGTTTTCTCTGCGTTCGCTCGCACACCATCTTCCGCGTTGATTTGTTCATTCGTAATGTTAGCAGATTGATTAAGCTCGTTGCTGATTTGCTGCGTTTGCATGTAGAGTCCTGCGGCAGACGTATTGGCCGACACAAGCTCTTGAGAGAGTCTGCTAAAAGATGATGCCGATGTGCTTACCGCGTCTTTTGTTTCGGGGGAATATTTTAGTGCCCCTTGCCCAAACGTATAATCACGCGCTCTTTCTTGCGCCACTTGGAGAACGTTGTTCAACGCCTCGGCATCATCCATTGCGCGTTTCAGGGCCGCAGCTTTTTCGTTGATGAGTTTGATGTCATCTTCCGTGCGCTCCGAGGGTGCCTTTGACGATAACACATTTTGCAACTCCTCGGCCGCTTTCTTGGTGTTTTCGATTGCCTGCTTAACGCGCTCTTGGGCCTGCGCCAAGCCGTTTTGGAACGACTCTACGATAGACATCTCGCTCGCTTTCTTACTGGCGAGTGAGCTCTCTACGTTTTCAAATATGTTGCCCCCCGTGGTGCGTGTTACGCGCGGTTGTGTACGCGGCTTGTTCACCTCCGCCCCCATTTGGCTGAGCAGTGTGAGGTTCGTCTCGAGTTCTTTCTTGTGACCCGCGATTTCCCGCAACGTGTCATCAATGCTCTTCAACACGCCATTAAGGTCTTTGAGTGTTGATGTGTCGACTGATGATGCGCTTGGCAGTGACGCTTTCGCGCCCTTAAGCATATCTTCGTACGCGCTCCACTGTTCGCGCAGTGACGAGAAGTAATTTGTTAGATTAGAGATGCACTTTTTGAGTTCCGCGTCAAATTTATCCAGTTCCGAGAGTTGGTCGCTGATGTTGCCGCTGCCTGCATTGATTGGCCTGCCGTTTGCGAGGTTGCCGAGCTGTGCCAATTTCGAGGGAATGTCGCCCGAGAGCGTGCCCGATATGGTGTTAAGCTTGTTGATAAGCCCGTCAAAGGCTACATTCATTTTACCCACCGCGGCCTCCGTTCCACTGGCCATCGTGTTCACACCATCAACGAACTTCTGCACCTCGTTGTCAATGTTCACTGTCGCGTCAATTCCAAATACTTTGTCTGCCATTCAGCTATCCCATAAAACTCATGAATAAATCGTTTGCGTTGTCGTAATGTTCCGTTTTCTTTTCCTTGCCCATCGGGCTGTCATCATCTTCGTCAAAGGGCTTGACGCTCGGTATTGCGCGGTTGAGCAAAATAAGGTTGATGTAGGAACGTTTATAGAGAATCTCCTCGTAAGACATTCTAAAATACTTCATTATGCCTCCGATGAACCCCCATGGGCTGTCACTTCGGCTGTATTCGTTGTCTTCGTCACGTCTTGAACTCCTTTTAGGAAAGTGATACTGGTTAAAAAAAAAGCCGCTTTGAACGTGGCCATTCCAGTTTCCAAGACGTTCTGATAGACATCGATTGTGAGATGCCGTTTGATGTACCTGCGCCACCACCACCGCTTGCGTTTATTGCGAAACAGCATGACCATGACAAGGCGTTGTATGCGCTCCATATCGCGGAAACGCCTTAATGTTTCGACAATGACGTTAACCTCGCCATGCAGGTCAAGGCCCTCAATGCCCTCCACGATTGCGCCCATTTCGTAGATTTGCGCGAGTGTGAGCGGGTGGACCTTGAACATGCGCCACCCGATTTTCACTTTGCGCGGGCGTTCAAGCAGTGTTGCGGTTGTTTCTGATACTGGGTTGCTCATAGTGATGAAGTTGGTAAAATTAGTGGCGGGAAGAGGAGTCGAACCCCTATCGCGAGTGAATGAAACTCGTATGTTACCTTTACACTATCCCGCAATATGCGGTCAGGCATCAACGCTGTTCACCTGCTAATGCGTGACCGCGGGTCTGCGACCTATGATAATCAGTCGCCCGAAGTGGTATCGGTACTGGTTTCCGTGAGATACCAACGTGCGCCTGCGACTTCCTTTCCGTCATCATTGAGGTTAGCCTGCTTGGTGCAAGTGATGTTCAGATTGGGGAAACCGCTCTTGCCGATAGTGCCCTCATTAGTAACCGAGAGTTTCATGTTCGCGAACTCGAACGTCTTGCTCGGGAACTCAGTGCCGAGAGCCTTCGTAACGATTTGCAGAGCCTTGTTACCGAGTTCAAAACCAGGCGTTTCCGTGTTTTTTCCGTCAGCGGTGGTGTAGCCGTAGAAGTAGTTGTAGGCCTCCGCGCTCATGTCGTAGGTCTTAATGGTGAAACCACGCGTGCCCTTGTCGGTTTTGAGGGTTGCATAGTACTCATCCATATCCTCGACCTCAACGTTATTCTCGCTTGGTGCGCTGTCGTTGTATTGAACGCTATCCTTGACGATAGCCTTCATCTCGAAACCCTCCCAGTCGGTGGGAAAACTGCCCGCAACGGGCTCGGCAAACTTGATAGTTTCAATGCCGTATGTTGCTGTTTTTGCCATTGTTTATAAGATTTAAAAAATTACGTTTATCTTAAAGTTTATAAAATGCGTGCCATCCGTGTCGGCCATCATGTTGCTATCATTCGCGATGCAAAATGCAGCGTCATTCAGGCTGAGCATCGTGTCCTCTTCGTAGCTGCTGTTCACTGGAATGAGCGACTCGATGACTTGAGCGAGTTCGGTGAGCCGTGCCGTGTTGGCTTGCGTTGTTTGCAGGTCGGGAACGTGCACATTGACATTGATAATGTTCTTTGTGTTCGGGTGTGACCCGTACGAGAAAGGCAGGCTGTTAACCACGATGTATTCCCCCGTGGTCTTAGGTGCCTTCTCGTACTTGAACACTGGCACATCTTGCGCCCCTGCCAAATACTTTGCCATTGCCGTAACTGCTGCCGCTCCGTTCATTGCTATAATCCAAAAAAGTCTTTTCTAATTTGTTGAAATCGCTCTATCATCTCATCGTAGGTTAAGTGCAGCACATTGTACCCTTTCGCTTCTACATACCTGCCGTAGTACATACCAGTAACAATTACAAGGCAGTAGCCCGTGTCGGGTATATCATTTTCATCCTCGTACTTGTCTAACGCTTTATGTGCAGCCTCTACTCCTTCACTACCATCTCCCTCCGGTCCACCTACTTGCTCGAATCCACCGTCTTGTACTTTGTTGCCGTTATAGTACAGCCGATAGCCTATCGAGCTTTGCAAGTTACCCGTGTGAGGTGTGTAGCCAGCATTCATTCTTGCATGTCCGCTCAACTCTTCGCCTTGCGTTGTTAGCTCTTCTTGCAATATCTCTTTCCTGTCTTCGAGTTCTTCCAGGTACTTTCTTTTGAGCTCCTCGAATCCGAAAGCTTGGAACTTTATACCCATAGCTTTTCCCACTTTCTTAGGGTAACGAAGCCGGAAACAGTCATCGTCTTGTCAATTGTCCCATCGTTCTTAACGAAGCGCACTTTCTCGCCTTCATGGATAATTGCAAGGGGGTTCTTAACAAAAATCACAAAAGAGTAGATGTATTCTAAACCATCATTCCCTCGCGTTTTTGCAGCCCTTTCGTTAGGTAAGATTTTGCACTTGCCTATGAATGTTTCGGCTGTTGTTTCGATAGGGTTCATATCTTCATCATAACCTGATGAAGTGCTAATGAGATAAAGTTTATCATCAAGTCTCATTACTACCAGACATTAGCATAGCCAACAACGGGGTCGCCTAAGTCATCGTCCATGACCAGTGCAGGCGATAAACCGGCACGCTTTGCAATACCCACAATCAATTCATCTATCTCACCTGTATCGTAAGATTGCGAAATGCCGCCGATGTTTTCACTTGAAAGCACTCGCAGGCGATTAAGGCAATACATAGAAGCTAAGGCGCAGGGTCTGCGTAATTCGATTGTGTAATCATTGTCGATAGCTCCACTTACGCCGAAGTGGGCGCAAGCATCAACGAATGCTTTTTCATAAGCATCGTCCGAGAGCGAGTAGGGTTCAATGTCAGCGGCGATAGCTTCTCGATTTGTCATATTGTGCAGATGTTTTAATTGCGGGTCGTGCTTGCGTTATTACTCTCCTTTACCCTCGACCTCGTCAGTCTTCAGGATAAAGTAGTCATTCTTGCCGTTGAATACTGGGGTCGCCCACATTTCGTAGTCAGTGAAACGTCCGCGGTCAGAGCGCCAGAATCCCACAAGATTGTCGTCATAAGTCGAGTAGGTCTTGTTAGGCAGCTTGTCAATTGCTTCCAGCGGGTCAGATACCTTGAGAATTGCAACCGACTGAGCACATTGCAGCACTACGCGGTCGTTAACTGTCAGGTTTACACTCGTCCCGTTACCCAGAGTTGCGAAACGATCCTTTTCAACCTCAATCGGAGGAAGCATGATGCTCTCAAAATACGAGTTAACATCTTCGGGCGAGATAAACTTGCTCTTTACCTCTACACGGCCCATCTTAACAGTAAAGGCCTCGGCGAACTGAGAGCTCTTGCACATCTTGCGGAAAGTGCTACGGCTCATACGAATGCGTTGTACAGTTTTGCCCTTGCTTTCAGCGTAGTCAATGACGGCTTGCAAGTCGTCAATAGGCGTTGCAGTCGTTTCGCCCCATGCGGCGGTCGTAGCGTTGAACTTCGTCACACCAAGGTCGTAAGAATAGCTAACGTGGCTCTTGGTGTTGTTCGTTGCGTCTACGGTCTGCGTGCCGTTAAACAAGCCTTCGAAGTACAGCATGTCGATACGCTTGTGAGGAGCGATGATTGCTTTCTCGAAGGGGTCAAATAGGTACTGAACGAGTTTACGGAACTCGGCCTCGCGCATGCTGGTGCTATAAGATGCTTTCTTGTCGTGATAGCGACCCTCTAAGTAATAGAATTGCGAAAGGCGGTCGTTATCCATCTGCCATTCGTCAGCCATGCGGCCAATGCTACCAACAAGCTCGGCAGCTACGGGCATTTGGTGGGTAGGCTTCTCGGCATTCTTGTCAACGATTGAACCTACGATTGCAGCCCCATACTCGGCAAGATATGCTTGGTACACCTTGGCGGCACAGTATTCGGGTGCAGGCATCTCATTTTTCCACTCTGCCTTGTAGGTCGAGAGTTTCATGTTCTCTTGGATAAACGCGTCAAAGACCTTAGGGTCTTCGAGCTTCTTGATAATTGTATTCGTCATTCAGCTGTTTACTTCTTAAATGTTAGACTTTCCACGCATGGCGCACAGTAAGTGCTTCTTTAATCTCATCGTTAACAGGGTAGGGGAGGCTATCTTCGTCAATGTCGTAAGCTTGTACAGTTGCCGTTACACTCGGGTTGGCATCAATCTTGACCGTTGCGTAGTTCAGACCGATAATCGTCTTCTTCGATACGTCCTCTACTAATCCAGTTCCAGATTCCAAATCTGCACTTACACCGCTAACAGTTAACACGTCATAATCATCGTTGGTCGTATCGATAGCGGAGATAGTAACGCCGCCAACCACATCGCCAACAGCTACTGCGCTATTCTTCTCAACTTTAATCTCGGTTGCACCCGAACTTGCAGCCTCGTACAATTTCACGCTCTTGACAACAGATGCCGTTTCGGTTTCGGTATCGTAAGCAAGAACCGCTCCTTTGGGCAAATATTGCAACGAGGAGGGCAGATTGTCGGTGCTAAGGTTATAGCCACCTTGGCGGCGGATACACGTTCTCTCGTTCCATGCACCCTCTTGGATAAGGATGCCTTCATTAGTTTTGTATTCCATTAGTTTCAAAAATTTTAAACACTATTTCGTCTCTTTTGTCATCGCTTGCAGCTGATTAATCAGGTCGTCATTGTCGCCCCCTGCATCGCTCCTCTCGGGAGGAGTAACAAACTCGCCAGACTTAACAAGCTCTTGTTTGAGCGCTGTATAGTCGGTTTCAATGCGGTTAGCAAGGTCGTCAAGGTCCTCTTCCTTGTCAAGTGTGTAGTTGCGGCGAAATGCCTCGGGAATCGACTTGACCTTTTCATTGCTATCTAAAAGCGAACGCAATCGTTTGGCTTCCGCAGCTTGCTCAAAGGGTTTCATACGCTCACTAACTTGTTGCTCGATGAGTTTGGCAATCTCTTCCGCGGAAAACGGCTTCTGGTTGCTTTCTACCTCTTTCTTCGGCTCGGTGTTAGCGGTTGCGTTTTCTACCTCTTTGGGCTCGGGTTTCACCCAACCTTTGAACTTCTTCTCGGTTGTTGTTGCGTAGCGGTTACCTACACGTTGCATTAAATCCACATAAGGTTTAACACTGTCAATAACATTGTTAACATCCTCTTCGGTAGATTCATCGGTGAGATTCTTTGCAGCAATTTCAGCTAGACTCTCTAACTCATCTTTGCTTAACCCCTTATCGGCAAGTAAGGGTTTAAGTTGTTTCAGAAGTTTCTCTTTCATACTTGGTTATAGATATTTGAAAAATTTTTCAACAAAAATAAGAATATTCCTTAGATTGTTGCAAATCGTTTTATAATTACTTATGAACAACTTGTGGAAAACCATTTAGACACATACTAATAAAAGCACCTCGAGGCGTTACCTTGAAGTGCTTTTGTTTTTTGGCGGTTTATCTCGCGTCTAACAATGTCTTATGTGTGGAGATAGGCAAGTGTATATCTACAACATTTGAGCGCGTTAGAAGTGAGAATTTCGTGGTCAAGTATGACAACGCGATACTTCAGATGCATAAGTGTCGATAAAACCCAGCCGAAGTGCGACTTGTAGAATGAAACATTGAGCACTGGTGAGTAGTAGACGTTTACCATGCGAGTAGTAAGTCGAAGGTGTAAACCAAGAACACGCGAAACAATTCTTGCGTCATCACCATAGATCTCGTATGTTGGATTGAAGTTGTATATAACAATCGCTCCGGGGTGCTTGCTCTTAACCTCTTGCAGCTTCTGATACACGTTATAAGCATGCGCGAGGTAATACTTGCAAGTTGAGCACTGCTTGTAACCTCTGCCTTTACAGCTGCTGCTCGTTGTCTTCATTGAGTTGTTCATCGTTGTTATCTTGTTTAGTATCCAACGTGTGCTCCTTAAATGCGTTAATGTCGCTTAGCTTGTAAAACTTCTGGTTATGTTTCCACACGAATGGAAGTCCGGCGAATCTAGTTATGTAATACAGCCCTGTTTTCGATACACCAAGTATTTCGCTTGCTTGGCCGGAGGTAAGCATCTCTGGCAAACTTTCTTTCGCGGATAAAGGCGTGTCGTTGCTTACTTCATTATCGCGTTTTTCATTCCCTATCTCTTTGCGAACTTCACAAGTAATATACTTAACAAGTTCGGAGACAAGCGCTTGAAGCTTCGTTTCAATGCTAAGTTGCAACGTAGTAGAAGTACACGAAGATTTCTCATGCTCTTTGTTAAATCGCGACATCACGTCTTCTACATCTGACGCTTTGTATATCTTACGGCCGTTGCCTGTGTAGTTGACACTGCCACTGAAATCATAGGGCGTAAGTCGGTCTTTTATATATCGGTCAAAACTGTGTTGCGTCACCTTAAAAGTACGTTGAATATCTGCCCCGGTCATAAACCCTTTCGGGGTGTACCATTTATAACCTTTGGTCATGGGTTTTCTAGTTTTCATATTATCGTGAAAGTTTATGGAACTTGTACTTATTTGTCATCCAATCAAACGATGCTATCTCCTCATAGTCGGATTCTTCATCGTACTCGGAGAAATGTTGTTCAAACCCTTCTCCGAGGCCGTCTGAGTTTTGGCCCGATACCCAATCGGATATCACGTCCAGTTGCGCTTGCGTCAGCTCTTTGTTGGTTACAAGGAGTATGTAACCCTTATCGCTATACTGCCCAGTAAGGTACATGCTCCACTGAATGAACTCGATAGCTTCGTACCAATCGACTTTTCTGTAGTCTTTCAGGTCCGAGATAAGATACTCGGTCATGTTCGGTTCTTGCAAGTAGCGGTTCGCCTCTACGACAGGCACGGCTACTTCTAACTTAAATCTTGTGAGATACTTCATACTGTTAGTTGTTATGGTTAAGCCCGCGTAGGCGGGGGCGGTTGCCCCCGCCTTGCAGCGGAATGATGTTTAGATGCTGATTTCTTTGATGACGAGTCGAAGGTAAGGTGTAATCTTCTTGCTCTTGATGACGATGTAGCGAACGTCTAATGTCACTTCTCCGTCCGAAATGATGAGATTGTTCTCATTGCCAATCTCGTGGCGTACATTGTCAATATCCATGCGGTTAAAGACCAATGCGTAAGCTATTCTCGAGCGTGATTTGATAAACTCAGCCTCTGCGCGATAGTGCTCTGTTTTGAAGAAGCGTTCTTTGGCACGCCACTCTTTCGTTTCGTCTCTTACGACACTAAAACTAGTGTATACTCGATTTTCACGGGGGTATACATAAGTACTATAGGTGCTATCCGAGAACAAGTGCTCCATGCTTTTGTGCTTCTCGGCGAATGCTTTGAAGATTGATACACTATTGTCCCAGATCTCTTCTGCCAGGTCGGCAGTCTTTGGGAAGTAGACCTTTCTAAGGTCTGATAGAATGGAGTCGAGAACCCATTCAAAATCTTTTTTGTGTTCCTGTTTCATTGTTGTTACTATTGGTTTCTAAAATTGACGCCTTAAAATTATATTTAAGAAATCAAAGAAAAAAATATTCTTGTAGAAAAGTTTAGAAATTTTTAATTAATTAAGACTTTTGGTGCATAACTAATAAAAACTAAAGGTTTATTAAGACTCTTTGCGGCGCTTTGAAGTGTACCGTCTAAGCTTGCGTTTGACGCTCTCGGCGGAGTATGCATCTCGATTCGATAGCCTGCAAACAGCGTAACCCATTCGTCTGATGTTCGCGCTTCGATTGCAATCAAGGCGTTTCTGAGTCACACCTTGGTGGTACGCGCCATCGACTTCTATCACCAGCCGAAAAATCGGAATGTAAATATCGGCGTAGTATAAGCGCTTAGGTGTTGAAATCGGGAACTGCTGGACGTATGGTATTCCTAAACGTTGAAGTGTCACGCACACCGCTCTCTCTGCTTGTGTTGATTTGGCAAGCAATTCCAACCTCCGTTGTTCTTTGAAATTTTTCATCTGCGTTATTATAATAAGTATAACAATATAATAATAATATAGCGCAAAGCAAAGGAAAATAAATAAAATAAAATGCGTGCAATGCATTTGGATATCCATTTGCATAGCAACTTATAGGCGCGGACGCGAAAATGCCTTAAAAAACCTTTATAAATTTGCAAAAATAAGACTTAACCCTTAAAAATATTAAAAAACAAAGAAAAAAATAAGGAAATATTTTTTTTATTCAAAACATATATATAATTTTAGGGTGTTAAAAGTTAATCATTAATCAAAAACAGTAACAACAATGAAAAAATCACAGACACTTAACGACATGGAGTGCAAGGTTTATCAACTCCTTGTCGAGAACGCAATGTTTTATAACGAGGATGGCGGCTGTTGCTACGAAGAAGTTCCTTACAAGGACCTCGGGCTTACCACCAATCAGATGAAAGGCTACTTATCGCAGTTGGAGCAAAAGGGCCTCATTCAATCGCAAGACGGCTACTATTTTAGCCACTACATTTGTAACTGGGAAGTCTTTACACAAGGATAGTTATAAACAAAGGGAGGGGGCAAATAATCGCCCCCCCCCACTTCAACTAAAAAAATGAGCAACTATCTAGAAGATTACGCGAAAGAAATCGCGCCAACCATTGACGAGCAGATTAACCAATCGGTTAGTGCTGACGTGCGTAAAGGTTGGGGCGTGCGCTGGGCAATACCCATGGGGTACGAAAAAATGCCAACAGTGCTTTACCAGATGAGCTCACAATCCTTTGTGGGCAGTGTTTTTATTAGCTATGTACTCTGGCACGACAGCTATACAGTTACAGCGGTGTCAGAAGACTACCCTTGGCAAGAAGTGTCAGAGTCTTGCGTATATGATTACGAATTGGGGCTGTGTATCGATAAATTGATTCACAGCTTTCCTCCGAAGAAATAAGAGATAAGAACCAATACACTAACAGTTAATTCTTAACAACAATGAAAAGAAGTTACAAAATAGTTGGCTACCTTGCTTACGAAGGTGAATATGTAAGCGAGAAGATTACAATCAAGCCGGGCTTCAAAACTGAGGGCGAGGCCTACGACTGGCTTGATTCTCATAGGGAGTACGAGCGAGATTTGGAAAGCGCTCGTGAAGAAGGTGGATATGCCTACTGTTGGCTTGATGTTGTAGATAGTTTAACCGCAATCGAGTTATGAACCCCTTACAAAAAAGCAACAAAATGAAGAGTCACAATTGGGCCTATGGTAATGGAGATGACTCCATTAAAGCAAAATGGCACGATGCGCAGACGGAAGTGCCCGAAGAGAACAAGTTGTTACTTATCGAAGCCAGCGTGATTTGCCTTGGAGAATATCACAAGGATGGTGCATGGCAAAAAGATAGCGGTGAATATCTCGCCAGAAATTACATCAATCGCTGGGCATACATGGCGGACCTACTGCCGCAAGATGTTAAAGCTTGGCTGTAAAAATCGAGTTAAAGTTATGATTCAGACAACGTTCTACCAAGATTTTAGTATTGCGGACCGATTCGGCCTTGCCGCGGTCCGCGGTACTTATTATCGCGCTTTCCGCGAATGGAGAAGTGACTACAAATATCTAACCGCACTTGTTATCACCCTTAATTGGAAGATATGGGAACATTATGAAGCCGGAAGAAATGTGTATGCGCGCCTTTACGATAAGCTTTGGCGCGAATCTGACCAGTATGCCCTTGACCACCTTAAAGGTGACGAGCTCGCATACTATATCGCTGAAACAGATTAACAACATTAAGCAAAGAAAATATGAGCACGACAACAGATGAATTTCAACGAGTCATAAAAGCGCAACTCGATAAAAAGGCGCTGAGTGACCCTTTGTTCGCCAGCAAGTATAACACGCAAGGCAAGTCAATACAGGACTGCTGCAACTACATTGTAGCGCAAGTAAGAGCGAGTGGCCGTTGTGGGTTCGCCGATGATGAGGTTATCGGCATGGCGATGCACTACTATGATGAGCCCGATACTACACGCGTTGAGCCGTTGCAATGCAAGGTCGTTGTCAACGAGCATTTAGAGCTCTCGGAAGACGAGAAAGACCAGCTCAAGCAAAAGGCTCGAGACGATTACTATCGGCAAGCATACGCCGAGCAGGCTGCAAAAAATCAGAGAGCGAAAGCAAAAAGCAAACAGCTATCAAAGACGGATACATTACCCACTTTGTTTGACGATCTATGAAGCCGCGTACACAACGAGAACGAAACGTAACCGCTCTTTCCCAACTCTTGCCTGAAATAAGCAACGCGCAGAAGCAATTCGCAAGAGAGCGGATAGAGCGGTTCTGTTATCGATATAAAGATAACTGGCATTGTATGGAATGTGGCTACGTTTGGAAACGGCAACAGCGGAAAGGAGCAAAATGTATCTGCCCGCGCTGCAAAAAGACGTTGCTCGTTAAAGATACAAGAGCTTACCGGCTTTCGGAGCGATACTATATTGCTTACTTGCAGCGACTCAAAGATTATCAAGTCGTGCGATATTGCATTGTTGCGAAAAAAGCTGACACAAAGAGAGGTATAAGAGATGTTACCGCTGATGAGGTTGCGCAAGTGTGGGTCAACGCGCAAGGTGATGTGACAATACTCGCAAGGACGCGCTCTATGTCGTTCTGGTATAATGACGTGTGGAATTTGGGCAGTCCTCTATCAGTTAAACGAGAGTTCCCATATCTCCCCGTGTGGGATACCATGGTGTGTAGCCTGCTGCCTGCGTTTCGTCAGCGAGGCATCAAACAAAGCATCTTTAATCTTAACCCTTATAGCTTGCTCGTAAGCCTTGCGAAGTCATCGCAAGCAGAAACCTTGTTTAAGGTGCGATACTTGGAGGTGCTGCAAACTATGATGAGATACAATTTTTACACCGATTTAGAACCTTACGAGTGGTCAGCTGTAAAAGTAGCTCTACGGCATGGATATAGATTGTCATCACAAGGATCTGTGCGCGAATGGCTGGATATGTTAAGAAACTTGCATGAGCTTGGGAAAGACACTTGTAATCCATACTACATCTGCCCTGCAAACCTTGGCGAATCGCATATCCATTGGATGAACGCTGTCGAAAGGAAAAGGGAAACAAACCGCAGGCATAATGATGAAGCAGAAGCGGAAAAATATGAAGCGGAGTATTATCAACGTTACGCGAAGTACCTTGGTCTGCAATTTAACCAAGGCGAGCTAAGTGTAGCTCCTTTACCTGATGTACATAGCTTCATTGACGAAGGACACGCGATGCACCACTGCGTTTTCCTTAACAGGTATTTTGACCGCCCTGAGTCTTTAATAATGAGTGCCAAGATTGCCGGTCAACGTATCGAAACCGTAGAAGTCGACCTGCAAACAAAACGCGTTATTCAGAGCCGTGGTAAGTTCAACGTTGAAACCCCCTATCATAGCCGTATCGTCCAGTTGGTAAATGAACAATTTAGCATACTCACCAATATTGATTTATAACTATGGAAATTAGAACTACAATGGTGCGATTTTCTTTCCCAGAGGAAAGGTTGCAAAAAAAGACGACAAGTTCTCAGCTATTTCTTTGCGGAGAAGCAGACAACAGCGAAAAGGTTTGGGTGCCCCTAAATAAGTTCAATCAGCGTGAAGATTTGTCGCACCCAGGGTGTCGCGAGATAGTGATGCCTAAATGGCTATTCCTTAAAACTTCTTTACCTTATTATATAAAGTATGAGGAGTTCGTAGCCGTTAGCGATTTCGAGGACTTTGAGTAAGATATTGTATTGAGAAATTTTTAAAAAGTTCTTAAAACGATAAGCGTTCTCAAAATCAATCCTTAAAAATATTAAATAACCAAAGAAAAAATAAGAAAAAATTTTTGCGTATGAAAACTTATATATAATTTTAGGGTGTTAAAAGTTAATCATCAACTCAAAAACAAGTAACAACAATGAAAAAAGAAAAGAATTTTTACTCGGTCTACAATGCCTATTATGATAATGGCAAGGTAGTAGCATACATCGCTGACATGTATGTAGGAGAAGAGAAACCCAGTGACTCGTTTAAGCGGACATTAGACGCTGACATCTATATCGACTGGTTCGATAATGTAGAGGCAGCGAAGCAATGGATCGAAGACGCTAAAAACGCATAATCATGACAACGTTTGAAGTAATCATCAGTATCATCGCGGTGGTGTTCCTCGCGTGGCTTTGCGCAGATTTTCACCACACTATGAGAGAGAAAAACAATAACATTAACAACTAAATGCACAAGTTATGACAGACTTAGCAACAACAATGAATGTTCAGCAGAAGCAGAAAGGGCTGAACGAAGTAGTAATCAACCGAGTGCACCAAATGGTCGAAGGCAAGGCCGGCAGCGTGCAAGCAACAATGGAGCGTCTTATCAACGAGGGGCGCATCGCCCAAGATTATATCGCACCCCTCGGAGTGGATCTCAAAGCAAAGGAGCACCAACCCGTAATCACCTTCAGCAGCAATGGCTCGTTGAAGATGGAGATGCCAGACGGGCAGTTTTCACTCAACCGGAACGCTGTTGGGCAACTTGCTCAGAAGCTCAACATTCCAACGACCTACCTGAGAGACTTAGCAGGTGGCGTAGAATGGCAACGTAACCTTGCCGCTACAATGCTTAACGAGCACAGCGATTGGACGCAACGTAGTCGAGTTCTCATCCGCACTGTCGGCAACGAAGTGCGCGGTGTGCTTAGCGACAGCTACCGCCGCCTGAACAGCGTTGAAATACTTACCGCTTTCGTGCAAGAGGCAAGTAACCAAGGCGCGGTTATCAGCGATGCATATATGAACGACACCAACGTTTGGGCCGAGACAATCCTCCCTCAACCAATCGTTGTGCCGACAGCGAAGAACGGCGATGTAGTGATCTTCGTGGGTGCGCGTTTCAGCACGAGCGACTACGGAAACGGCTCGTTGGATATGCGCACATTCATGCTTAACGGCGCATGCTTGAACGGCATGGTACGCGAAAGCGTGATGCGACAAGTCCACCTCGGCAGCAAGTTGCCCGACAGCCTCGCTCTTAGCCAGCGAACCTACGAGCTCGACACTCAGACGACAATCAGCGCGGTACGCGACCTGACACAAGGCTTGTACGACAAAGATACGCTCTTGCTTAAGGCACGCGAAATCCAAGGTGCAAGCGAGATTGAAGTCGACTTCGACAACGAGATACGGAAGCTCACGCGAGAGAACGGCAGGCTTAACAAGAGCGAAGGCGAAGCCGTTCAGAAGATCCTTGTTCAGAACAACCCCGATGACGGTGTACAAGGCGCGGCTACCTTATGGAAACTTACGCAAGCAATCACCGCTCATGCACGCGTTCTTACGCCAGAGCGAAGCCGAGACCTCCACGAGATAGCGGGCCAACTGATGAACCGAGTACACATTGCATAAAGCATTTCATTCATACCCCCGCGATTGTATTAGGCGCGGGGGTTTATAAAAGATAGAGATTATGGCAAAGAAAACGAACACAAGCAAGATTGCTGCCCAGATGCTGTATCAACAGCAGTTGGGCAGAGCGAATGAGCGCAGAAAGCGGTTGTATGATGACCTCGATTACGACCGAATCAGCCGCGCTGAATACGTGGAAAAGTTAGCAGAGATAGATAACGAGTTGTTAGCTTTCAAAAAAATGTGGAACATATAAATCAAAAACAACTATGGGTAACATCTTATACGCAATAATGGCCGGATGTGATTGTAGCTCGGATAAAGCTCGTCAGTATCTCGAAGACGAACTAAGGCACCTCAAAGAGCTTATGGACTTAGGTGACTTTCGTCCAAGTGACCTTGTTGATGCATGCTCGGACCTAGGCATTGACAATTCCTACGTTCCTTACTTTATTTCGCGTTTAACTGGCATCTAACAGCCTTTCTTGTTGAAATGGATAAGTATTATTACATCGTCTATTTAACGCCGTCAGAGCGCGAATCTCGCGGTTGTAATAAATATGTGGTTCGTGTGCCGCGTAACAAGGCGGCTGCTTTTGAAAAGGCGGCACACAACCTATCCGTTAAAGGCACAATGCTTTGCTGGATGTCTTTAACGGAGTGTGAAGCTCACGATTTCTGCCGTGAGAATATGTTAGCAAACAACGACTTCCCGCAAAGAATAAGCGAAGTAGTCGTAACCCGTCAAGGAGAATTCATGGTGCTATGAAAGAGAAGTTTAAGATGACAGAAGATGGTTTCGTTTGGTTAATCATAACCAAAGCAGAAGCGATGTATCTTATCGACAGCGCGAGTGCCCACGATATAGACCTGCTGTATGATGACGGCACGGAAAGAATCGCCGAAACACCCGCAGAGATAGAGCATCATAATGGCGAGATCGGCTTAGAGTTAGGCTTCCTCCATGACATCCTTTTAAAATTACACCAGCAATGAGTATACAACAGCATACAACAGCATTGCAACAGCGAAGCTGTCAAGAGCTCGCTAACGCTGATTGCATAACGTACAGCGACAAGGATGGTCAATTGTCGATTTACGAGTTTATCCCGCGCGAACGAGGACAAAAGAAGCTCTATGTATATCGGCATGGAAGCAAGTTTTTCAAAACGCGCAAAGCATTTATCAAATCAATCAACTCTTTAAAATAACCAACTGCAATGAAAAAGAAGTATCTTTCACCTAAACAAATCGGAGAACTGAAAGCCCTTGGGTTTTCGTGTGCAACGCGAACCATTTTCCCCGCTATCGATGAGCATAGTTGGGAACTTGGCCCTCATAGTGTAACCAATGAACTGGTCACGCTTGAAGACATCTTAACCAACGCCCTTAGCGAGGCGTATGCCATTGCGATCGACAGACTCGACAACAGCCAATGGAATGTCTATGTAGAGTTCCGTAATGAACAAAAGCAAAAGATGGCCGTAAGCTCACAGAGCATAGACCTACTCGATGCGGCATTTGACGCTTTGAAGTGGGCGATAGAAAACAAACTTGTAAACACAGATGCGTATGAAAGCAATCATTAAAACCAAACAATTCTCAGAGGCGCTATCATTGTGCCGCAAGGTTATAGACCATAGCTGCCTTGATGAAGATTATACTTACTATAAGTATAGAGTAGACAGTGATGGCATTCGTATAGAAGCGAGATGCAACGGCATCACAATAGAGAAAAAGATTGATGCTGTTATAGAGGGCGGTGAAGACACTGTATTCTTTACAGACTACCAGCTAATCACGGAAGCTGCAAAGATTATTCCCGAAGCGGAAATCCATGCTAAGATTGAAAATCAGCGCTTGCTTGTAAGCTACAAGAATGGCTCATTCTTTGTACCCGTGTTGAAGAAAGAGAATGTTGACCGCTGGTTAGAGATTAACCCAGATAGCGGGATAGACATTAAAGTGCCTGCAAAAGCGATTGTGGTAGGCGCGAAGTCGGTTATTCCATTTGTGTCAACCGACAACACCTTTGCTACGCTTAGAAATATTGTATGTGACATTAAAGACAACATGCTTGTATGGGTTGCTTCTAACGGGCACCTGCTAAGCAAGGTTACTACAAAAGCCGATAGGTTAAAAGGGAATGCGCGTTGGCAAATGAGCGCACTTGCTGCAAGTGTTCTTGTAGATGCGTTTAGCAAGGCTTCAGCTGATGATATTGTCGAAATCAATGTGCGAGACAACGCTGTTAGGGTAACCGGTGCTAATGTTATTATCGATATGGTAAACCCGAATACCCACTTTCCGAATTACGACAAAGTTATGCCGCAAACAGGTGAGCAACTGAAAATAGACACCTACGATGCTGTTAATGCACTATCGCGTGTGTCGTCAGTGAGCGGTGGAGCAAGTGTGATTCAAGTCAGCCTAACGCACGATAAAGCCGAGATTAAGTCGACTAGTATGTTTGACAACCTATCCACTAACGAGGCGCTTCATTGCGAATACAGTGGTGACGATATAGTGTTCGGCGTTATTTGCGAAAACCTGCGAAAAGCTCTTAAAGCAATGCGCTCTCAGCAGGCGGTCATAATGATAACAGACCCGAGTCACCCGATGTTGGCATACCCTGCCGAAGAAAATGATAAAGATACAAGTGTTCAAATCGTAATGATGCCTTCGCAGTTATGAAGCAGCCTATCAGTGAAATATTGAGCGAGATGTCGGTCTTGCATGCGCGGTTAGCCTCTTTGATTAATCAGCTTGCACTGCGATATGAAGAGCTCGTAATGCTTAACAATGAAAACAATGTGTATGGAAACGAAGAAGAAAGATGAATATCTAAGCGAAGAATGCGTCCAGCGTTTAACGAATCTCGGTGCGAGTTTTCGCGATAGTAAGAGCGTTAGCGTTGTCGACCTCTTGAATGTATTGCCAGTAAGCCTGCCAAGTGTACATAAGTATCTAATGATAACGCACGGCGATAATGGCCTGTGGTTTGTAAGGTATAATGATGGATGGGCAGACAACACGTGCATTCTTTTTAGTGCTGCAACGTTGATAGAAGCCGCATTTCAAATGGCGGAATGGTATTACTCAAAAGTAGCTAACAAGCAATGAGCGATATCGACATTCCTATTGAGATATTTATGCCCCTTGATAACGAAGAGGGCGACATGGTGCTTAAACACTCTTGGGAAGAGCGCCCTAATCAGCTGTACGAAAATTGGGTTAGGTATACGTGCCTAAATCTCGTGTGGCATAAGACCGGCACTCTTCCCGAGATAGGGCGCGAGGTAATCATCGAGAACAGGCGCGTAAGCGGAGAGCGCTCTATCTTCAAAGGCGAAGACGAGCGTGTCGATATCTTCCATGAAGTGGTGCGCGTCCACGATGATTACTTGCTACGTTATGTAGCGCGCCATCGTTGGGCGTATCTTGATGATTTACTTCCAATCAATAACACCGAGGAGAAATGATACAAACGAAAATCAACTACGAAAAATTAGTCGAAGAACTTTTGCAGAACGTCATCCTTGACGAGGGCTTGGAAGAACGTGTGAAAAAAATGATAGCGTTTTATCACAGCCCGTGGTGTGGGCGTATCGGCTGCGAGGAATTCGAGCATCTTCAAGGCTATTGTTTAGGCTGGAACGATGCAATGGAATACATCAACCGCGAAAAGCAGAAAGGAAACTAGCAATGAGAGAAATTAAGTTCAGAGGAAAGCGCTGCCTCGGCGGCGCGTGGATTTATGGCGACCTGCTGCATAACGTTGAAACGGGCCAAGTCGCCGTGGCGCAATGCCGCACCGAGAACAACTTTGGCGAGTACGATGTTATTGCCGACACCGTGGGTCAGTACACTGGACTGCGCGATGTGAATGGCGTTGAAATCTACGAAGGTGACATCATTGAAGTACTGTTCTCCGAAACCACTGAACCCACCAAGCTTAAAGTTTACTTTGTTGGCGGGTGGTACTGTGATAGCGATATGTATTGTTTACCTCTCTATGATATTGAAGAGGAGGTAAAAGTAGTAGGTAATATCTACGAGAAAGGAGTACAGCAATGATACCACAGAAAATAGATTACAAAGACGAAGCTGAGCGCATTTTTTATAGTGCTTATAATTCCGTTAGGCAGTCGAGCCAAAAAAGCGGCATTACTCAACTGGATGTAGAACTAACCACCGAATATTGCGGCATTGTTGCCGAACTAGAAGTGGATTATTGTTTTGACATTGACGAAGAAGTCCCCTTCGGTGACAACGATTACATTCTAACTGGTCGCTCTATAACAGAAGTGTATGCGCGTGTTATTGATGCCCAGTACTATGATGAGGATGGGAATGAATATCCTGTCGATATAAACCTCCTGCAAGACGAAATCGACAAGTTAAACTTCTGTGAAACGATATAATTCTGACAACTATGCAACAAATCTACACAAACTTTCAATACTGGGCGTATCGCGACCGCGCTATTCTTATGACGAGCAATGGTCACGGAGCTTTAATAATAGACTTTATAACAGAACTCGATGACGCGTTGCTGTGGTCGCTATCCGTTGATCCGGAATTTCGCGATTTAGGCCTTGGCACTGCACTATTAGAGGAAGCCGAATATCTTTGCCGTGGGCGAGCTGTTAAGCGTATTGTTCTTGATTGGGACGAACGCAATTCCGAGAAGTGGGTGCTTCACTGGTACAAGCGACTCGGTTTCACCGAACTGCAATCTAACCCTTACGGAGTTACACTAACAAAATGTCTATGAAATTACCACATCGAAGCACTTTGCAAGTGATTGATTGGGCTCGTTACGATGCTTTGGATAAACGGCTCAAAGAGCTAACAACGTTGCAAAGCAATCTAACATCTGACCCGAGGGTGGATCGGAAGAAAGTAAAACGCGCTTATAGAGCCGCAGAAAGCCGATGTTCGCGCCAAAATGGAAGCTATCCTTGAGTGTATCAATAGCAACCATATAGAGTGCGTTTCTTGGTTACTCATCTCTCAATGTGCTGTTGACTTGTTAGATGAGGTGCTTGAACATTTTTCCAGATCTCTAAAGAAGGCATCTCACCTCGACACCGCAGGTGCAGGCTACGAAGAGCTGATACGCGAGCATATCGACAAATGGCAGCTTATCTCCAAATCTTGCTCTCAGCTACTCGACTACATTACACAGACTAATACAACAGTCACAATTATTGATGAGCTCTCACAGCAGAGTGATGACCCGCGCGTTGTTGACACGTTTACATCGTTGTCTGAAATGTTTAACGACAAGCTGATGCCGCAGATTGAAGCTATCCGCATGCAAATCAAAAACAACTCACAAATAACCAACTTATTCTCATAATGACAGTAAAGCAACTAAAACAGATACTATCGCGCTGCCCAGACGATTTTGATGTACGTCCTATCCAGCGTGTACGCAAAGGGTGTGTGTTACATTACATAGAGAGCGTTGAGATAGACAAGGATTGGAAAATTGTTAGGCTGATTCAAGGTAAGTAGCAGAGCATCAATTCTTAATAATCCTTAAAAATATAAGGAAAACTAATGAGAAATTTTGATATATGAAAACTTATATATAATTTTAGAGTGTTAAATTTATAACCAACTTATAGTAACAACAATGAATCACAGATCAACACAGAGCTATTGGCGGTACAACGATGGTGGTCGAAGCCAATACTTCAAAGGCAACGCGCAAGATTGCGTGACACGCGCAATCGCAATCGCGACCAAGAGAGACTACAAAGATGTGTATAACACAATCAAAGGCCTTGTCGGCTACACCCCCCGAGAAGGTATCAAGAACAGCGACATCAAAAAGGTCGTAGAACATTTCGGCGGTCATTGGGTCGCTTGCATGAAAGTCGGCCAAGGGTGTAAGACTCACTTAAAGGCTAGTGAGCTGCCAAATGGTTCTATCGTATGCCGTCTTTCGGGGCATCTCGTAGCCGTTATAGACGGCATGGTAAATGACACGTTTGACTGCTTGCGCGGTGGAACGCGATGCGTGTATGGTTATTGGACATTTTAAAATTCAGACACTATGAGAAAGCAAAAATACTATTATATTATAAAGTACGAAGACAATTGTACGCCCGAACGCAGAGCATTTCAATTCTACGCTGTACTATGTGAAAATTTTGGAAAGCTCTGGACGGATGGTGAGGATCTCGGACTAATCCGTTTTTATACTGACTGGAGTGAAGCGTCTGCTCAGGTAGATAAGTTGTACGAAATGCATAAAGACGACATCAATCTCGAAATCGATTACGTAGAGCTACCAGTACCTGGTGAATAAATAGATAGTCGCTATGAAAGAAAAAAGTTACGCACTCTACTTCAATACCCCCGAAGAGTTGGGTTTTGAAATAAAGTACCCGAGTGATAGATTGCCCGCGATTATTAAGGTTAACCGAGTACCTTACCCGGTGTATTGCGAGCTCCATATCCAGAAGACGAACGAGAATGCATATCGGATATACTATGGCTTTGGCGATGTCTCGTTTGCTCTCACTAATAGTAAAGATTTAGAGGAAGCCGTAAATGGTGTCCTCTCTTTCATCATGCCAAGACGCGAAGGTTTCCTTTATAAATGACGCTATGGCTATGTTTGACAATCTTAAAAGAGCGCGTGAAACAAGGCGCTCACAGCGTTTAGACGCAATCTCAAAGAAGCTTATACAAGCACGAGAGTTTAACGGCAAGCTGTACCTCTGCTACGGCGACCAGCCGCTTATTGAAGCCGATGGGCTGGGTTGCCCGTTAGTCACCGCCTTAACCAAGGCGCGAAATGTCTGGAAACAATACCAAGAGGAAAACTTGTAGCTGTTTTTTTGCAATATTGAAAATTTAAACTATCTTTGCGCTATGAAAGAACTCGAAACAATATTTGATCACGGGGTAACCGAAGAAGAACTTCGGATATTGTTTGGTAATACTCGTATGAATAGAGATAAGTATCAGGAAATTATCGATACCACTATAAAAAAAGAACAGAACTTGCTCACAGACCTTTATCGATTGTATATAATACGGCGTGACAATGTGACGGCTCAAAAATTCCTTGATAAGATTGAAGATAACATTTTTAAGTACTTTACGCTTTTAAATCATTGTATAGCAAAATAATTGGCTACATGTAAAGCAGCCTATTCAAGAACATGTCTATCTCATTAGGTGTTAACCCTATCTCAGTTAGCTTTTTACATAGTATCCGTTCACCTGATTCAGTTTGATTTGCAATATTAACTAACTCACCTACTTGAAGTTGCCCGTTTTTCACAAAAAAGCCTCGTAGTTTTTGACAAAGTCGATTATATCCATAGCCTTCAGTTTGAATCGCTTCAAAGTTTATAGGTTCTACTTTATAATACTTAAGTATTGCGGTGTAGTTATGTCGGGCATACAATTGTACACATGTCTCGAGAATTAATTCTTCAAAGGAGCTATTTTGAATTTCAATGTTTTTTTTGACTTTTGAGTGGATATTTTCATGAAAAAGCGCCTCTATTGCATATTCTTCATTGAAAGAAAGCACTTGTCTTTTGCTAAGTTTCTCAATTGCAGAAAGCAAATCTGTGACAGGGCAAAATTTCGCACCAGATTTTGTGGTAAATTCTACACAGCTGATGCCTACTCCTTTCTCGCTCCATTGCATTAATGCATGATTGTCGTTTTCAAAGATATAAACTTGTGTTCCTTTTTTAAACAAGTTAATGCGCCTATTTAGCACATCAATAAAATTTTGAATCTTTCCAACTGCATTAATAGGAATTTTTGCAAGTTTTCTCATAACGACATCATCTGCCGAAATCCTCAATCCTGCTATGTGCTTCTCTGCTTCTTTCAGTAACGCTTCTACATACTTGTAGTTGTCTCGCAAGAAATATGGCACTTTTTCGCGTGCGTACGCACTTACGATACGCTCCTTGTTGTCGTTGAACCATTCCTTGAAATTATCGGGCACATCTTTTATAACTCCCTCTGGCACATACTTGTCGCGCACCTCTTTGGGCAGCTTATAAATCTTCAAGCGCTCTTCGTAGGGTAGGGTAATCGCAACGGCGTAGCAACGACAGCGCGGATGCCAACCACACCACAAGAAGTCCTTCGGGTATTGTCCTGCAAGTTTGTCGCAAATATCCACGATAGGGTGGTTCTGCGAAAGTCGCACTTCAAAGCCGAGTACAAAACGTTGCTTCTGCCACCGGTAGTTGTCGGCGTAGCGATACGCCATATTTATTTCGGTTGCAGCAAGTCGTAGTGCATTCTGTCGCGCCGAATGGTAGACACCCGGTGGCAACTTATCCATACCGGTACTAACATAGTGCACCTTGCCATTTTCATCGATAACACGCCTTCGCCACTCTACGACCTTGCGTTTCGCGCCTGTCGCATCAATAATGGTTCGGTGATAACGCCGATAGACAGCATCGGGGTCGTTAAGCATGCTTCGCACCTCTCGGCCAATGTCTTCGGCACTACTGCCTTGTTGCAATCCGTCTTCTATCTTCTGGCTGATAGCCATTTCGAATTCCGCTTTCGCCTGTTCGGTGTAGTTCCACACCTTGTCTGACAATGACAGCTCTTTTCCGTCACCTATGCGATACTCTTTAAACGCCTTCTCTGCGGCTTTTCGGTGCGCTTTGGTATAGATATCTTCTTCTTGTAATTGATACGCGCTAAGCGCCTCTAAACCGGCGTCAAACGATTTATTTATAGAGCTCGAGATATTCTTTTCAATTTGTCCTACTACTTCTTTGTGAAATTGTTGGAGTATAGGGGCTGCTTTCTGTTGCGTTTGTGGGTAGTCCTCAAAACGGAACAGATCGTCCTCGGGGAGTTGGTTGTAGTCTATTCCAGCTCGGGCAAGGCTGTTGTATAAATCGCCAAGCTTATTTTGCAACCACGAGTTAAACCGAGATAGCCAGTTCAAAAAGAATTTGTCCGTCATAAATTACAAGGCGCTTCCGAAAGCGTTTTGCATCAGTAAAGCTTGTTGCTCTTCTTGCAGTTTCTTCCAGGTTTCTTTGGGATTGCGAACGAGTGGATTAAGGTTAACGCTGTCCTCTTGTGATAACGATGCCTTACCACCATTAGAAGCGTTTATCAACTGAATCTGCTCGGTCAGGTTCTTAGGCATGTATGGTGTGAATTGAGGCTCAACTTTCATCTGCGACACTAATCGGTCGGGGATGGGCATTAGTGCAGCCGCAACGCCATTTTGTACAAGGTTATATCGGCGGGTAAACATTTCGCCATAGGTTTCAATTTGCATCTGCGCTTTCATGTGCGGGTCAGTAAACATTAGCTGAATTGCTACGCCCGAAGTGTTCCCCCCTAATGTCTTCATCGTCTCAAAGGAGATGTCGGGGATCTGCGAATACGCAAACACGATGTTAAACAAGTTAGCAAGCTCCATGCGTATAGATTCGGGAGAGCTATCCCACGAAAGTACGCTCATAGAAGCGCCATTCTTTCCTGTGTAAACTCTACCTTGTTCACCCTTATCGGCGAAACCGCTAATCTCACCGCTCACAAAGTAAGACGGAGAGCCGAAATAGTCGTTAGTATCACCCCAGTTTGACATCAGCTCCTCAATGCGCTCAATACAAGGTTGCACACGATTCCATACAGTTTCCTCTTGGCGATAGTAGATGACAGGTATCTTTGTGAAGCCGTGCTTCTTAGGTGCACCAACGAGTTGCATCATACTATTGGTAGTGTCCTTATACTGATAGACAAGCGTTTCGGTGTACACATCAAAGTGACGCTCTGTTAAGCCTAATTCATCTGTTACAGTATAGGCACGAGCGAAGCCATCCATTTTGTCGTACTGGTTGAAGTGAGGGTATAATTGGTCGCCACGCAACGGCGAGAGCAACTTATTGCGTATCTTGCTCGGTTTGCCCGCGCTGTCTAACTCAAAGTACCACAGCTCTGCACATTCACGTTCTCTGCCCAAGGTGCGTGCTAATTTGCGGTCGAAGTATGCTATCTTATTGTCGTTGAATACATCCATAACCGCGTCAAACAACTTGCTTTGTTGTTCGTTGCAATCGTTTTTTGCTGAGTATATCACCTCATTGCTGAACAAGAAACCGACCGAGCGGTCAAGGAGTACTTGCTGTGCAGGAATGCACGTGCGGCAGCGGTCTACATACTTGGTCTTATAGATTGGCAACCCTGTCAGAGAATCCGTGTTCCCAGTCTTGATTTTGATTTTCTTCTTCTTACGCAACTGGGGGTCCATGACTTTATGCTGATAGGGGTTGTACTCGCGCTCTGTTTGCTCTAACGAGGGCACGAAAGTCCTCTTTTGTGACGTTAGTAGTGTAACAATAGTGCTAACGTCTTTACTTTGCATGATTTCTTCGATTGTTTTCATTTCGTCTGTGTTATAAAATGTCTGCGATTTCTTCTGCTGATAATGCTCGGCTGTTGTTGCCGAGAACTTTTTCAAGGATGACGTAACGTATGCCGTCTATCGCATGATTAAACTCATCGATGGGCTCGTTGAGCCACTTGCCTTCTTTATTTTGACGATAGGTGTAGTTTTTGAATTCCTTGATTACGTTGGTGCTTTGTTTGGTGATAAAGAAGCGGTATTCCAGCATCTTGGTGATGCCTGCATTGATAGAGCCGCCGAATTTACTTACAGGGCGGATGTCAATTCCCGCGTTGTAGATCTCTTCAATCAATCGCGGCTCGGCTGACTCCGAAATCGTTTCCACCTTACATCGCGCCTTTAGGTCCGCTTGTTTCAGCACCTCGATAATATCCTTAGTTAGCATGTGCGTAGCGTAGCACACTTCCTCGATGTAAATCTCGTTGCCGTTGATATATACCTCTTCTATTGCAGTTGGGTCATGCGAATAGCCGTAGTCAACTCCACGATAGTGATGTTTCTTCACCCAGCGTGGCACCTTGTCGATAATTGTTACGTTTTCAAAGATAAGCCCCTCGATTATTGCTTGCAGGCCAAGGCCATAGATGCGCCATAAGCTTTGATTCTTATGCCGTAACGACTCAATCTCGTCAATGACTTTTTGCTCTAAGAAAGGGTTGTCCTTGTAGGTTGTGATGAAGTGGTATGTTTTCGGCTCTTGGTTCAGCGTGCATATCCAGTGCTCATCGGTGAAAGACGGGTTATAGTCAATCAACGAGAATTTCGTAGTACGCATTTGTAGCTGTTGCCACTCAATGTATTTCAGCTCATTGCCCTCGTTGACGTAGAGTATCTGGCGCTTGCGGCCGCGCAACTTTTGCTCGTTGTCGCAGGAGAAAAACTCCACGAACGAGCCGTTTTGAAATTCAAATGTCAACTCGGAATTATTCGCCTTAACCTTTGCACCTGTCTTGTTGAGGACTTCTTTAAAGTCGCGTAGCACTGAGCCTTTTAGTGCAGGCAACGTGGCTCGCACGATAGATACAGTTGTGTTCGGGTGGTGCAAGCAATGCACGATCAGCCAAATGACCGTGTTATAGGTCTTTGAGGAACGTGCGGCTCCTTGCTCCGATACTGTTGTATAGCCAGCATCGTATGCTTTTTGAATCTCGGTATACACCCGCGTTGTCTGTATCTTTGACATTAAGCGCTACTCCTCTTCCTCTTTATCTACTTGTTCTCGCTTATCAATAACTTCAACAACTAACGGCTCAACTTTAAGGTCCTTGCCATTAGTCGTTATATCGGTGCGGTTCATGCTAATCGCGTCACGCTCTTCTTGCGTTGCAAGCATACGATACACCGCAAGTAATGCTGTCGGGTTGTCGCTTTTGAACAGCTTTTGACGGATTGTTACCTTGGTCTTAATCGTCCCTATTCGGAGCGCGTCTTTGATCTCGTCTAAATCATCCGAGTGCACCGGGAAATGATTGTAGAACGTTTCTTTCGAGCAGGGCAGAACGTCAACAAGCTCCTGAATAGATGTAATACCCACCTTGCTTGCCATTTCAATAGCCTGCTTTTTCAACTTCTTTGTATTGAATGCCATTAAAATTTGTTTTAAGTAGCGAAAGAGCGCGTCTAACAGCCTCTTTTTTAGCAGATGACATCGAGTTAATCGCGACTATTCGCTTTGTTATACATTAGTTTTTTGATATTCTGGGTAGCAGTGTGCTTCACTTGGCGGACATTCCATTATCTCGTATGACGCGCCACAGTTAAGGCAGTGCGCGAAATACACTACTGAATCATCGTTCTCATCCGCGCCGTAGGCCTCGGATGCCATGGCGTCACTATCAAAGCACATTTCGCCACCGCACAACAAACAAAATTTCTTATATTCTTCCATAATCTATCTGAGTTAAAAATTCTTGCCTGCAAACCGCATCGTCACGGAAACAACCCGTCATACAACTTGCTGTCATCGTTCCATCTTTTCGAGCTCCTCGCATTGTTTTACATAGGTGCGTTCCTCGCATAATCAGCGCCATGCCTAGTGGAGGGTTCTCTTCTCCGAGGGCCTTTGAAAGCATCGCAATTACGTCATTTACCAACCGCTCTTGCACTTGCAATCGTGCTGCACAATAATCAACAACTCGACCTATCTTAGAAAGACCAAGAATCTTGCCATTAGGGTGGGGAATATAGGCAAACCAATACTCGCCGAAGAATGGCATCATGTGGTGTTCACACATTGAGTAGTACTTGCCGCTATCTATTACCATTTGGTCGGTATGCATATCATTGTTGAATACAGTAATAATCGGCGCTGCTTCTAGCTTGTAACCGCGAAATATCTCGCCATACATCTTTACGATGCGGTGCGGCGTGTCTAACAAACCTTCGCGGTTGGGGTTTTCGCCAATGTATTCAAAGATGCGCTTAATGTTATCCTCTATAGTAGAGCCATGCTCATCGGGGAACTCGATCCATGTTTCGTTATCAATCGTTTCGCCGATAAAAGTGGGCAATACTGGCGATGTTGTCACTTGGTAAGCTACAGCCGTGCAATAACCCTTGAACCGCTGTAAGGTCGCTCCTGTACAACAGATGTCGTCAACGATTAATGGTTGCTTGCTTTGGTTTAATGCAGTCACTATTGGCAATCCGAGCTCGCGGCCTAACACAATAGCTGGGTAGTAGCCACCGCGAGGTAGCGGGTAAACACTATCAAAGTGCGCACCCTGTGCGTTGCGTATCTTCGCCGCGAGATGCGTTAGCACTTTGTCATAATCTTCATAAGTCAACTCTTTCTTCTTCATCGCACATTCAATATCTTTTGGGTTTGTAACGATATTCTCCATTTAGGGTGCTCGAGGCAGTATTTTACAGTTGCTCGATAGATGCGGCGGTTTTCTTCAGCATCACCAGTATCACAAGGTTGCAAATAATAGTGTTCAGCCTTGATATTGTCGTATCTTGACATATCGTTCTTGCCGGTGTACACTACTTTCAGCTCGTCTGCGCGTAGAGCGTTAATTTCCGCGTTGTCGCAATACTCAAACTTAGGCGAAATCGTAACGAAATCCACATTAAAAGGTAGCCTTCGAGTCCCATTGGTTTCAACGGCTACTTGCTTATGAGATTGGTGCAACAATTCGATGAACGCTTCGTCAATAAACAAGCTTGGCTCACCGCCTGTGATAACAACCAACTGCGCGGGGTACTTGCATACCTTTGCGACAATCTCTTCCTCGCTCATCATCGTGCCGTCCTGATGGTAAGTGTCGCAGAACGGACAATGCAAGTTGCAGCCACTGAAACGCACAAACACGGCAGGAGTGCCGGCATGGTAGCCCTCGCCTTGGATAGAGTAGAAAATTTCGTTTATCTTAAATCTTTTCATAACGCACTTGTCTCGATGTCATCCTTGCAATACATTGCCACGTTGCCATCTGATTCTTGCACAGTAGCTTTATAGCACTCGGGTATCTGGTCAACAATCCACTTGGCGATATTCTCCGCCGTAGGATTGAAGTTGAGTAGCTCGTTAAGGTTGCCGTGGTCAAGCTTGCCGTGAATGGCTTGCTTGATGTGAGTAAAGTCACACACCATGCCGTTGGCGTTAAGTTCGCGAGCGCAGCAATATACCACGATGTGCCAATTGTGGCCATGTAGATTGGTGCACTTGCTTTCGTAGCTAAGCGTTAGGCGGTGTGATGCCGAAATTTCCAATGATTTTGATACGTAATACATATTTTTTGTCGTTTTTTATTGTTGTTTGAAAAATTCTTCATAATTTTGCCTCATCATCGTAAGATGTGGGAGAGTTATGAGCCTGATGGGCGCACAATAACCATTGGGACTTAGGAAAACTCTACGCGGTATCCCTTGTGCATGGGCACTACCGCATTTTTTATTTTTACACCTTAATATTTCGGTAATACACTTTTCTATTTTCCTCATCGATATGTAGATAAATAAGAGGACGAGCCGTGGTTTCGCCGTCTCTTACTTGTCGCTTAAACTCGGCGACACCATTGTCGATATCCTCACGATGAAATCCACTTTCCTCAGGAGCAAAAGAGACTGCAATATCTGCTTGCACTGATTTCGACATATCTGCTGGAAAAGGCTTGTAGCTATGTTTGATTGCTTCAACTACGCACTTGACTTTATCTTGTTTTCTCATTGCCATGATTTCAATACTGAGTTTACTAAGATTATGAACAAACCCATCTGCGCTTGGTACTTGCAACTTATGACCATTTGGCAGAGTTATTTTTACTATTCCTTCTGGTTCCAGCACTGCTGAAAGACCATTTTCAGCACAGATTTTTACCGCTTCTCGCTCATCATCAGTATGTTTAACTTTACCGTCTTTAACAGCCCAAAAAGCATGGTTGTTGTGCCCACCAGAATGAACTTCATAGCCATCATTTCGATACTGATTAGCTAGTTTATCATTTCTTCGTACACGCGGATTATCTTTCCTTGTGACAGCAGGAGAAGCATATACAATCTTTTTACTCATTCAGCCTACTCCTCGTATTCCGTTGTATCGTCAATACCTGCATCACGCAACGCTTCCTTGCGCTCCACACAAGTACCGCACTTGCCACAATGTTTCTCACCTCCTTTATAGCACGACCACGTTTCAGCGTAATTGACACCCAACGCCTTGCCTATCTTTGCGATGTCGGTCTTAGAAATCGTGGTGTATGGAGCGCTAATAGTCACACCATCATAAGTGCCAGCGCTCATTGCCTCTGACATTGCAGAAATAAACACAGCTCGGCAGTCAGGGTAGATAGCA